TTCCCGAGTAACTTCGGCCGCCTGGGCATCTTCGTCAGGCATCACTCTCTCCATCGTTGGTCGGGGGGCCACGATGGTAGGGCGGCGGGCGGGGAGTCGTCTTTCGCGACTTCCCGCCCTGTTCGCGCGGTGCGCCTGATGCCGATCCAGCCCGAGAACCGACACCGCTACCCGGCCGAGTGGCCGCTCATCAGCCTGACGGTGCGGGCCGGCGCCGGCTGGCGCTGCGAGTGGTGCCCAGCCCAGCAGGGCCAGCCCCACCCGGTCACCGGCTCGCGCGTCGTGCTGACGGTGGCGCATGTCTTGGACCCGGCGCCTGAGAATTGCGCCCCCGACAATCTGGCTGCCCTGTGCCAGCGCTGCCACCTGAACCACGACCGCAAGCACCACACGGCGGTGCAGTGGCTGAACCGTCATCGGGCAATGGCAACGCCAGACCTGTTCGAGGGCGCCGCCTGATGTCCCGCGCCCGCCACGCCGCGCAGATGGACCTCCTGGCCTGGCAGGCACCCGAAGTGGTGCGCGCCTTCGACCCGGCGATGGTCCGCGGAGGCACCCTGGCGGCCCGCATCGCCCGCGCCGTCTCGGTAGCGCTGCACGACTGCCATATGGACCGGGAAGATGTGGCCCGGCGCATGTCCATCTACCTCGGCGCGCGCGTCTCCAAGGCCATGCTGGACGCCTACGCCAGCGCCGCGCGCGAGGACCACGCGATCTCCCTGCCGCGCTTCATGGCCCTGATCGATGCCACCGGCGATCGCCGCCTGCTGGAGCTGTTGGCCGAGGGCTTCGGTTGGGCCGTCATCGAGCGCCGCCACCTGCCCCTGATCGATATGGCCGCGGTGACGGAGCAGATGGACGAGCTGGCGAAGAGGCGGGACGCGCTGCGGCGCGAAGCCCGCGCGAAGGGCGCTCTGTGATGCCGGACGGCTTTCCCTACGACGCGGCCGAATGGTTCAGCGCGGCCGAGCTTGCCGCGAAGAACCTGCCGGGAATGCCAGCCACCCGACAGGGCGTGCAGCGCCTGGCCGAGGCCCAGGGGTGGAACACGCCCGAGCGCGAAGGCCACATCTGGCGCCAGCGTGAGGGCCGCGGCGGCGGCGTGGAATACAACCGCGCCGTCCTCTCGCCGCACCAGATGGCGCATCTCCTGCTCGCCAGCGAGCTGCACACCCCCACGGGGACGGAAGCGCCCTCCGGCGAGCGCTGGGCCTGGTTCGACCGGCAGACGACCCGCACCAAGGCCCGCGCCGCCGAGCGCCTGGCCGCCGTGGTGGCCATCTACGCGCAGACCGACGCCGGCGTGCCGAAGACGGTGGCGTTGATGCAGACGGCCAGCGCCCGCGGCATCGGCCGCAGCACGCTGGAGCAGTGGGACGCCATGGTCCGCGATCTGCCGCGCGAGCACTGGCTGCCCCACCTGGCCCCCGGCCACGGCGGCGGCCGGCCCCAGGCCGACATGAGCGAGGAGGCCTGGGAGCAGCTTCAGAGCGACTTCTTCCGCCTGAGCCGGCCCAATTTCCGGGAGTGCTGGTACCAGCTCACCCTCAAGGCGGAGCAGCATGGCTGGACGCTGCCCAGCGAGCGCACCGCCTACGCCCGCCTGATGGCGGTGCCGGAGCCCACGCGCATCCGCCTGCGGGAGGGCGTGGAGGCGCTGAAGCGGCGCCTGCCGGCGCAGCGGCGCGACCGCGAGGTGTTCCACGCCCTCGAAGCCGTCAACGCCGATGGCCACAGCTGGGACGTCTTCGTGAAATGGCCGGATGGCAGCATCGGCCGGCCGCAGATGTGCGCGGTGCAGGACATCTATTCCGGCAAAATCCTGGCCTGGCAGTTCGCTCAGACGCTCTCCTGGCACCTGGTGCGGGCCACCTTCGGCGATGTGGTGGAGCGCTACGGCATCCCCCGCCTGTGCTGGCTCGACAATGGCCGGGAGTTCGCGGCCAAGCGCATCACCGGCGGCCAGGCCAACCGCTACCGCTTCAAGATCAAGGACGAGGAGCCGGAAGGCCTGCTCACCGCGCTGGGCGTGGAGGTGCGCTGGACCCAGCCCTACCACGGCCAGTCCAAGCCCATCGAGCGGGCCTTTCGTGACCTGGCGCAGCGCGTCGCGCGGCACCCGGCCTTCGAGGGTGCCTATGCCGGCAACAGCCCGATGAACAAGCCGGCGAATTACGGCCAGCGCGCGGTGCCGTTCGCCGAGTTCGCCGAGGTGGTGAACCAGGGCATCGTCCAGCACAACGCCCGGCCGGGCCGCCAGTCGGCCACCGCCCGCGGCCGCAGCTTCGATGAGACCTTCGCCGAGAGCTTCGCCACCGCGACCGTGAAGCGCGCGACCTCCGAGCAGCGGCGCCTCTGGCTGCTGGCGGCCGAAGGCGTCCGTGTCCGCAAGCAGGACGGCAAGATCGTCCTCTACGGAAACGAATACTGGGCCGAGTTCCTGATGCGGCACATGGGCCAGCAGGTGACGGTGCGATTCGCGCCGGACCAGCTGCACGAGCCCATCCACGTCTATGCGCTCGACGGCCGGCATCTGGGCGAGGCCGAGCTGTTCGCCGCGGTGGGCTTCGACAGCGTGGAGGCCGCCGGCAAGACGGCGCGCCTGAACAAGCGGGTGCTGCGCAACGCGGCCGACACGGCCGAGGCAATGGCGCTGATGCCCGCGAAGGACCTGGCCAAGATCGCCGCGAAGCTGCCGGAGGCCGACGCGCCGGCGCCGGCGGCCACCCGCCTCTTCATCGCCGGCTCCGCCGCCCTCGCACCCCGGCCTGTGGCCCAGGACGAGGATGACCCGGTGGACGAACTGACCCGGATCATGACGGGCGGGTGGTCACCACGGGTGATCGAGGGCGGCGGGACCGCCGACGAATGAACAGGGGAACACGATGACGACTGAGGAAAAGCGCGCGGCCACGCGGGCGCGGCGGATGCCTGTGCTGATGAGCGAGGGCGAGATCGAGGAGCTGCGCGTGCTGGTGCGCGGTTCCATGACCGCTGACCCCAGCCTCCGGCAGACTGCGCTGGCGGCCGAGCTGGGCGTGCCGGCCAGCACCTTCGACATGTGGCTGAACGGCAAATACCCGGGCCGCAGCGACCAGGTGGCGATGCGCGTCCTGCAGGGCTGGAAAGTCCGGGAAGACCGCCTGGCGGTGCGCGCCCAGGTTCCGGCCGCGCCGGGCTTCACCCTGACGCCCAGCGCCATCGAGTTCATCGAGATCTTCAGCCACGCGCATCACCTGCCCGACATGGTGGCGGTGACGGGTGCGGCCGGCATCGGCAAGAGCAGCACCGCCTGCCACTACACCGCGCAGAACTTCGGCAGCGTCTGGAAGATCGTCGGCTCGCCGGCGGTCATCGGGCCGCGCGCGGTGCTGGATGCGCTGGCGCGCGCGATGGGCCTGGTCGAGTTCGGCGCGCTGCACAAGCTGGAACATGTGCTGATCATGAAGCTGCGCGGCACCAACGCGCTGCTGATCGTGGACGAGGCGCAGCACCTCCAGGCGGCCGCGCTGGACGCGCTGCGGGCGCTCCATGACCAGGCCGGCGTGGGCATCGTCCTGCTGGGCAACGAGACGGTGATCGGCAAGATCGATGGCGGCCAGCGCAAGCCGGAACACGCCCAGCTCTACAGCCGTGTCGGCCGGCGGCTGACCAGGAAGGGCGTGCGCAAGGGCGACGCGCCGGCGCTGCTGGATGCGGCGCAGGTGGATGATGAGGAGGTGCGCAGCCTGCTCACCGGCATCGCCGGCCGGCCGGGCGCGCTGCGCGGCATGGTGAAGACCCTGCGGATGGCGCAGCTGCTGGCCGGGCGGGAGCAGGTGCCCCTTGAGGCCCGGCACGTGGCGATCGCGGATGCCAATCTGACCGGGCAGCGGGCGGCGGCGGGGGTGGCCCAGTGATGGGCCAGGACCGTGTGCAGGTGCTTGAGCGCCGGGCCGACGTGGCGCGCGACCGCATCGCCGAGCTGGAGGATGAAGTCGAGACGCTGAAGGCCGAGATGCGCGCGTTTGCCGCAATGCTCACCCCTCTCGCCGCCGATCCGAAGCTCCAGCTGGTCGTGGGCGAGGTGGCCAAGGAACTGGGCATGCCCGTCCCGGCGATACTCGGGCCCGGGCGAACGCGGGATGTGGTCATGCCGCGCCAGATGGCCTTCTACGTGGCCGGGCAGGTGGTCGGGCTGTCGCTGACGCAGATCGGCCTCGGGATGAACCGCGACCACACCAGCGTGCTGCACGGCATCCGAGCCCACACCGAGCGGATGCAGGCCAACGCCCAGCTGCGGGCGAGAACGGCGACCGTCGCCAGCCGCGTGGCAGCCCTCACGAACGCACCTCAGGAGGCCCTAAGCCATGTCTAAGACCCGGGTGAAGCGCGCGGCCGAGACGGTGCGCGCGCCGGCCGATCGTGCCGAGGCCGAGGCCATGCTTGGCCGCATCGGCGAGCTGACGCGCGACCTGGCGATGCGCCAGGCTGCGCTGGACGAGGAGGTCGCTGCGGCCAAGCTGGAGGCCGAGCGCGCCGCGGCACAGCCGCAGGCCGAGCTGGCGGACCTGACCCGCGGCCTGCAGCTGTGGGCTGAGGCGAACCGCGAGGCCCTGACCGATGGCGGCCGCACCCAGACCGTGCGGCTGGCCAGCGGCGAGGTGGGCTGGCGCCGCCGCCCGCCGCGGGTGACGGTGACGAACGGCGATGCGGTGGTGGAGCTGATGCTCAGCCAGGGCCTGGAGCGCTTCGTGCGCACCAAGCGCGAGCTGGACCGGGAACGGATGCTGGCCGAGCCGGCGGCCGCCGGCGCCGTGCCAGGCGTCAAGATCGGCTCGGCCGGCGAAGACTTCGTGGTGACGCCGGTCAGCCTGGAGATGGTTGGGTCGTGAGCGGCGTCGTCCTCCTCTGGTATCTCTGCGCGCCGCTGCCCGAGAGCCGGGCGCTGGCCTGCCGCGCGCGGGAGGCTCAGGCGCCGAACTGCACGGTGGCCATGGCCATGGTGGAGAGCAGCCTGCCGGGCGACCGGCTGTGGTTCCCCGCCGCCTGCATCGATGTGACGCCGCCGGTGCGGAGGGCGGGCCGATGAGGCATCCCAAGGGCCTGCCGGATGGGCTGCGCGGTGCCTTCGCCGAGTTCTGGGCCGCCTATCCGCCGCGCAGCCCCAACCCGCGTGCGCTGGCTGAGACGGCGTTCGCAGCCGCGATTCGCGATGGCGCCACGCCTGAGCAGCTGGTCGGTGCGGCCCGGGGCTACGCCGCTGAGGTCAGGGCCAAGGGCATCGGTGAAGCCTTCGTCGTGCATGCCCGCACCTTTCTGGCGCAGCGGCGCTTCCAGGATTACGCGGCCACGCCGGCCGAGGGCGGCAGCGGCTCCGCCGCGCCTGAGCCGATCGGCGCGGTGGCCGAGCCGGACCATGCCTGGTGGCCCGCCTTCAAGGGGCGGGTCAGCGCGGCGGAGTTCCGCACCTGGATCATGCCGCTGAAGCTGTGCGGCACAGCGCCGGCACCGTTCGACACGGCCATCCTTGAAGCACCCAGCCGCTTCCATCGCGACATGGTGCGCGAGCGCTTCGCCGAGCCGCTGAAGGCGGCGCTGGGGGTGAAGCAGGTGATGCTGCGCTTTGCCGGGGAGCCGGTGCGATGAGTTCAGCGCAGCCTGGTCATCTCGAAACCACCCTCAGGAAGCTCGCGCTGGTATCCGCTTTGCAGCACGTCGGCGAGGACGCCGATGGTCCTGCCATTCAGCGTGAAGCACATCTGCCGGTTCTCCGTGGCGAGATCGCGGATGACCATCGTTCCGCACCAGAGGCGGACGTTGTCGATAGAGCGGACCCTGTCCTGCACCCACAACGAGTTGGCCGGCAGCTCCCACGTGTTCCCCAAGGCGCCGGTCAGCCGGACGGTCTCCAGCATTCTGACCGCCTCCAGACCCTCAGGGGGCCGCTGCACAATGGCGGTCGGAAGGGCGCAGCCCGTCAAGGCAGCCGCAAGGATCAGGGCGAGGGCGGCGCGCATGGGTTTCTCCGGAATGGCGTGACCTCTCGATCCTGTGAGGCATTCCAAGCTTGGTCAACGACGGAGTTGACGGCGCGGCGAGAGTTCAGGCAGCTTCGGCAGCGCGAGACCGGTGGCTTCGAAACCACCCCATCGCAGTTGTCCGCTGGCGCCCTCCTCCGTGACGGAGGCTTCGATCTTCTTCCGGGTGGCGCAGGTGTATGTCCGAAGGTGCGCGTTCGCGTGCGCCCAAAGACCTGCGCGGTTGTCCAGCGGCAACTTTCGAACACCCGGAAGGCTCTCGGGCCTTCCACAACCGCTGGAGAAACTACCGATGACCATCATGGAACTGCTGCCGGTGCAGCTGCACCGCCACACCGTCTTCGTGGCGAACGCCGAGGCGCCGCTGGTGCCGATCCGGCCAGTCTGCCTGGCGCTCGGATTAGACGAGAGCTCGCAGCGACAGAAGCTGCAATCTCACCCCACTTTCGCCCCAACCGCGGTGATGATCACCTCGGTTGCCGGCGACGGAAAGCAGCGCGAGATGTACGCCATGCCGGCCGACATGGTGATGGGCTGGCTGCTCACCATCCACCCCAACAAGGTGGCGCCGCGGGTGCGCAGCGTGCTGGTCGAATTCCAGCGGCACATCTACCGGTCGGTCTACGACACTTGGATGATGGCGCGCGCCGGGCTGCCGGCTCATCCCGGCGGCCGGCCGCGCCAGGGCGCGCTGTTCGAAGCCGAGAACCCCATGAAGTATCTGCGCCACCCCACCGTTCAGGAGGCGCTGCGGCTCTGGGACAGCGCGGCCGCGGTGGAAGCCGATGCTCGATCCAGCGCAAACGACATCCGGGAAGCGTCGCGGGCGCTGGCCCGGCGCGTCGGACTTTCGGGGCGGGCCTTCTCGGCACTGCGCGAATGGTCCGAACTCGGGCCGCAGCTGGCGCCTGCCTCCCAGAATTCTCCCGCGCTGGAGGGCTGAGCCGTGGAGAACATCACCATCAGGCTGAGCACGAAAGAGGAGGCTCTGGCCTTCATCCTGGACCGATTCGAGGAGAAGCTGGTTTTCGCTGGCATGGCCAACGAAGCCGCAGCATCGGCACGCCTCACCATGGAGAACTGTCTGTGGGCTTGCCCAGCGGACAGCGGCCTCTCGCAGATCGACGTCGTGCAGTGCATCAGCGCCTCGTTCGAGGAATTCGCGACGCTGCTCGCCCTCACCAGGTTCAGCGATGGCTGAAGACACCGACGTCACCTTCGACGTCGTGGCAGTCCTCCGCTTGCTCGCGGAGGTGCTGGACCGGGACAAGCCGCTCTCGGCCATGGCTGCGCGAGGGGTCGCTGTCATCCTCGGCCACCTGGCCGAGCAGATGGACGTCGTGGGCGGGCACATGCTGGACGCCGAAGTCAGGGCGGCCTGAGGCCGTCCTGAACCGGAGGGCGGCATGAGCGCCGCCCTCCTCCCCACGCCCAACGCCACCTCCATCGGCGCCGTGCTCCTCGCCATCGAGGGCGGCGCCGCGCCTTGCGCCAGCCTCGATGCGCGCATCCACGAAGCGCTGGGCTGGCTGGTGCTGCGCGGCACTGATGGCCGCATGTCCATGCGCAGCCCGCAGTCGCGCCACTGGCTGCGGATGAGCCAGCCCAGCCGAGCGCTGGCGGATGCCATCTCCATCTTGCCCGGCGGCTGGCACTACGGCTTCGCCCAGCGGCAGCAGGCCCTGGCCTGGTGCGCGGACCCGATGGACCCGGCCGCGCGGTACTTCGAGTGCTACGGCCGCAGCCCCGCCATGGCCATGTCGCGTGCCGGTCTTCATGCACAGCGCGCCCTGACAATCCAAGCGCGGCTCGCCCCGGTGCATGGCTGCCTGTGCGGCTGGACCGGGCCCGATGCCGCCCTGCGCGACGGCCGCTGCCCGGATTGCAGCCGCCACATTCAGCACGGACCCGGCTCCGCCGGTGGACCCCGCTTCCTGGAAGGCCTCGCCCATGCCGGCTGACCGCGGCCGTGGCGCAGCGCCCGCCGGCGCGCCGCCCAACCCAGCCCTGCTGAAGGCGGTGCACGCCTGCCGGCGCAAGGTGCCCACCCTGGCCGATGATGCGGCCTGGCGGGGGTTCCTGGCCCGAGCGGCGGGGAAGACCAGCCTCAAGGCGATGACGGGCGGCGAGCTGGGCCGCGTGATCGACGCGCTGCACAAGCTGGGCGCGCCCAAGGCCGCAGGCTCAGGTGCCGGCCGCCCCGCCCGCCTGCTCGACAGCCGGCCGCAGGCCCGCATGGCCCGCGGCATCTGGATCGAAATGGGCAAGGCGGGCCTGGTGCGGGACCGCAGCGAGAGCGCGCTCGACTCCTTCTGCTTCCGCGTCACCGGCAAGAGCAGCCTGACCTTCTGCGGCGCCGCCGAGCTGAACAAGGTGCTGGAGGCGGTGAAGGACATGCTCAGGCGCGGCAAAGCCGCTGCCGAGGATCGCAACCTGCCCGCCGCCGAAATCACGCTCCCGGAGCCAGAGCCGGAGGGCAGCGAGACCCGCACCCAGGCCATGGTGCGCGCCCTGTGGCGCGCGCTGATCGACGCGGGCGCCATGCGCACCGGCATCTTCGCCGACATGGAGGTCTGGCTGGTGAAGCGCACCGGCCAGCGGCACCCCGAATACCTCACCGAGGTGCAGGCCGAGAGCGCCGTGGCGCACCTGACTGCCTGGCTGCGCCGCCACCGCAACGGAGAGACAGCATGACGCCGCAATTCCGCGACGAGGCGCAGGACGTCTGCGGCACGCTCCTCCAGGCCATGGCCACCCTGGCGCGCGCGGGCAGCCAGCCGGGCGCAGTGGCGTGGGGCGCCGCCTCGGCGCTCGGCAACCTGGTGGAGGAGATGGTGGCGCCGGAGCATCTGCAGGCTACCCTCGATGCGCTGGCCAAAGCGATGCGGGCGGCGGCGGAAACCCGCGCGCTGGCGAAGGGCCCTCCCGCGGGCCATGCCTGAAGCCCGCCCGCCGGCAAAGCCGGCTGAACCGTCCAGGGCCGCCCCGCGGCCATGGCTTCCGAACCTGCTGCGCGAGATGGCCGATGCTTTCGGCCTGCCCGTGGCGCTGCGCTTCGCCGAGAGGTTCGGCGGCCAGTATCTCCACCTGCCGGTCGAGCCGCGGCCTGACCATCCGGTGGCCCGCCATGTCGGCGCCGAGGTGCTGGCCTGGCTGATCGAGCGGCACGACCGCAACGCCCGCATCGTGGTGCCCAAGGCCGCCCATGCAGCGCGGCAGGCGGTGCTGGATACGGTGCGGGGCATGTCGGCCGCCGGGGCCAGCGCCGGCGATATCGGCCAGCATCTGGGCTTGCACGTGCGCCAGGTGCACCGGCTGCGCGAGAGGATTGCGGCAGACGACGCCTTGCGGCAGCCTGAATTGCCTTTCGCCAGAAAGGCGTAGGCGCGTCGGGGCGCCGCGTTTGCTGCGCAAGCCGCGTCTGGTCGCCGCGTTTGCTGCGCAAGCCGCGTCTGGGCTGACACCTGTCAGCCTGAGGGGTGCCCGCCGCGCGCGCGACATTGCGCCCCATGGCCAAGAGCACCTCCCCGCCGCGCGGCATTCGCAACAACAACCCCGGCAACATCCTGCGCAGCCGCACCGCGTGGCAGGGCGAGAAGCCGTTCGCGCCGGGTGACGACGTGGAGATGGAAGTCTTCCTGACGCCGCCGGCTGGCATCCGCGCCATCGTGAAGGTGCTGCGGACCTATCAGAGCGAGCACAAGCTGAAGACGGTCGAGGCGATGATCAGCCGCTGGTGCCCGCCCTTCCACACCTTCCCCGATGGCCGGAAGGTCAAGCAGGACACCGCGGCCTATGTCCGCCGCGTGGCCGCCGAGATCGGCGTGGACCCCGCCGCCCGCATCAGCATCACCAGCCCCGAGATCCTGCGGCCGATGCTCAAGGCCATCATCAAGCAGGAGAACGCGAACCAGCAGCCCTATTCGGACGCGGTGCTCGATGAGGCGATGCGGCTGGCCGGCATCAACACAGGCGCGGCTTAGCCCCGGCCGATCTGAAGGACCCTACCATGCATCATCTTCTCAGCCTGCTGGCGCCCATGCTGGACCAGCTCGTCATGCTCCTCGGCGGCCTGCTGCTCGGCGCCGCCACCTGGGCGGCCAAGCGCGCGGCCGACTGGCTGAAGCTCAGCAGCGACGACCGGGTGCGCGGCTACCTTCTGGAGGTGGTGGAGAATGCCATCGCCTGGGCGGAGTTCGAGGCACGCAACCGGCTGGCGGAAGCGCTGGCCGATGATGCACCGATCGACGCGGCGGCCAAGGCCCGGGGGAACGTCATCGAGTTGGCGGCGGGCTACGTTTCGGCCCGCGTGCCCGATGCGCTGAAGCATTTCGGCATCACGCCCGATGGCCTGCGGCAGATCGTGCAGACGCGGCTGAGCGGCGTCTGAGCCGGCATCATGACGTTCGAAATGCTCCTGCGGACCCAGCCGCTGTTGATCTTCCTGATCGGCGCGACCTTCGCGGCCGGCGGCTGGGTCTTCACGATCTACCTCGGCGAGAAGCTGCGCCAGGGCGTGGCCGAATGCGCCAGCCGCGCCAGCGTCGACACGCTGCGCGATCGGGTGGATGCGCATGGGCTGCGCCTGACCACCATGGAGGCGGCGATGGCACACATGCCCCGGGCTGAGCAGGTGGTCGCCCTGTCGATCGCCATTTCCGACCTGCGCGGCGAGGTGCGTGCGGTGGGCGAGAACATCGAGGAACTCCAGCGCTCCATGGCTGGCCTGACCAGGCGGGTCGACCTGATGGATGACCACCTGCGGAGCAAAGGCTGATGGCCGGCTATCACCAGCAGCTTGCCGAGGATCGGCGGCTTTCCATCCTGCTGCTGCTGGAGGCCTCGCCGGGCGGCAGCGCGAACGAAATGCTGCTGCACCAGGTGCTGCCGGATTTCGGCCACAACGCCTCGCTCGACCAGGTGGGCGTCGACCTGGCCTGGCTGGCGGAGCAGGGCCTGGTGACGGTGCGGGACCTGCATGACCTGAAGGTCGCCTCCATCCTCGCCCGCGGCGCCGATGTGGCCGCCGGTCGGGCCGTGGTGCCCGGCGTGAAGCGCCCCGTTCGCCGCTGATGCCGAAGAAGTCCACCATCAAGGTGCTGCCGGAGCCGATCCTGGAGGCGGTGACCCGCGCCATCGCCGAAGGGCGGGCCAGCATCGATGAGCTGGTGGCGATGGTGAACGGCATGGGGGCCACCGTCAGCCGGTCCGCGATGGCCCGCTTCAAGCACAACGAGGAGGAGAAGCTGGCCGAGTATCGGCAGTCGCAAGCCGATGCGCAGATCTGGGCGAAGGAGTTCCGGGAGCACCCCGATAGCGACCTGAGCCGGACGCTGATGGAGCTGGTCAAGACCGTCGCTTTCCGAAGCCAGAAGACCGCCCTGACCACCGATGTCCCTGCCGACGAACTGTCGAAGCTGGCGCGCGCGGTCCGCGACATCCTCTCCGCCGAGCAGAGCCAGCGTCGCATCGAGGAGACCATCTCGGCGCGGGTCACCAAGCAGGCAGCCGCCGCGGCCGCCGGCTCGGCCCGCGAGGCCGGCCTGTCGGAGGAGGCCGTCGAGCGCATCCGCCGCGACGTGCTGGGCGTGCGCACGCCCCCGGCCACGGGCGCCACCGCATGACCGCGATCGGCGCCTTGCTCGCCTTCGTCGCCGTGCTTGGCGCGGTCGGTGTGGCCTATCGGGCGGGCGACAACGGGCGCGGCCGATGAACATCCCCAGCGGCTACCTCGTCCAGCTGAAGCCGCCCAACGCCATGGCGCCGCTCTTCCTGCAGCGGATAGAGCGCGGCCGCGCCCACTGGACGGCCTCGGCGGCCCGCGCCCAGCGCCTGGCCTTCGAGGAAGAGGCAACCGCCCTGGCGCGCCAGGCGAGCCCGGACGCCTACGCCATCCACACGTCGAAACTCCCACAGCCCGAGGCCTGACCATGGAAAATCAGCACCGCAAGATCGCCGGCTACCGCGATCTGACCGAGGCCGAGATCGCGGCCATGAACCGCTTCGAGGAAATCGGCCAGCAGCTCGACGGCGCGCTGGAGGAGGCGCGGGGCGCCGGCGCCGACCCCCGCTGCCTGGCCATCGCGCGGACCGAGCTGCAGACCGGCCTGATGTGGGCGGTGCGCGCCGTCGCCAAGCCGGACGGTTTCTGATGGCAATCGCGCTACCCAGCCAGCCCGGTAATCTGCTGAGCGGCACAGCCATCACCGCGACGAGCTACATTTCGCTGGTTGGTCTCATCCCCAGCGATGGGACTGGCATCGTTCTGAAGAACATCGGCTCGGTCGACGTCTTCGTGCTGGGCGGGTTGGGTCAAGCCTTCACCGTCGCCCAGAGCGGCGCCGGCGCCTACAGGCTGGGTGCAGGTGCCTGTGAGGAGTTCACTCTCCCCGGCTCCGGCATCGACAATCTCGGTATTCGGACGGCTGCAGGCAGCAGCGTGATCGAGCTGGCCATCGGCCGAGGTGTCAGCTGATGGGTACCCGGGGTTGGCCAGTGCGGCCAGCGTCTCCTCTCACGTCATCTGCGCTGACCGCAGCCGGCGGGGCGCTTGCCGTCACGCAGAACGCAATCGTGCCAGTCGGCAACACATCGCTCACGCTGTTGTCCAACGAAGGCTCCGACAGCACCAACAACAGCCTGAACAGCCGGCGCATCTGCTACGCCCCACTTGGGGGCCCGATCACTGATATCAGCCTCGGCGCGCCGGGCTTTTCGCTCAACAACCCGGAAGCCGATCTTCCGGTCCCCTACACCATGTGGAACGCGCTTGAGTATCCGTTGGGGGCTCCGCCAAGGCGCTTCTATTGGGGCGGCGCGCCTTCCATCACCGTCCCACCCGGTCGCGTGATGCCGGAATCGGAACCCCGGTCCATCTATATCCCGGCTGGCACAGCCTATGCCGTCAAGAGCTCCGTGACCTGGACTGGCACCCTCCCTCTCCGGACATTTTTGGCCAGCCGATTGGTGGGTGAATGGACGACGCGCGGTGTGGGGCTGGCCGACCAAACGCTCGACAACGCGACACTCGTGGGCACCACGACGCTTTTTGGTTTCGCGCCGGTTGTCTTTGCGCGCTACGGGGGGCCGCCCATCATCGCGGGCATCTTGGGCGACAGCATCGCCGCCGCCACCGAAGACTGGCAGGACCAATGGGGACAGCTCGGTTGGGGGCGCTTCATTCGCAATCAGCATCCGTGGGTCAATCTCAGCCGTAGCAGCGACAGCATGGCTCTCTACCTCCAAAGAGACGAAGGCCGATCGCTCCTGCTCCGCCGCCTGACGCATGTGGTCATGCAATATGGGTCCAACGACGTGTTCGGCGGCCGGTCCCTCCTGCAAATGCAGGCCGACTGGCTGAGCATTGTCATGCCCATGCTGACGCGCGGCCAAAAGGTCATTGCGGTCACGATCCTGCCGCGCACGACATCGACGGATGGCTGGCTGACCCTCGCCAACCAAACGCTCACCAACGTTCCGCAGGATGCGGTGCGGCAGAACTTCAATGCTTGGCTACGGGCAAATTGGGCCGCGTATGGCTGCTCGGGACTGCTCGATATCGCATCCAGGCTGGAAAGCTCGGGGAAGTGGCTGGCGGATGCGGGTGGCGTTGCCTGCACCTTTGCGGGTTTGTCGCACGGGACGATCACCGGGGGCGCCATCACGGCCGCCCCATACTTTCTGTATAACTCGCTGTATTCAGCCGGCGTCGGAATGCCGAGCAATCAGACGGCGCTCCCGTGCGAGGTGCTGCCCTACCCAGGCACGGGCGGATCGGGCGCAACAGCGACGTGGGCTACCAATGCCTCCGGCGGCGGCGCCGGAACGGCGGCGACTGTGGTGACCGGCGGCAGCGGCTACACCTACCCGCCGATGATCTCGCCGCTGTCGGCTTACTGCGGCGATGGCATCCATCCGAATGCGCGCGGTCGGGCTGTCGCGCTTACCGCCGAAGGCTTTGGGCCGGGGATGTTCACGCCATGACCCATGCTCATGCCCAAGCCACGCAAGTCCTGGCCGGCAAGGCGCCGCCATGACCGAACCCGAACGCATCGCCCTGGCTAAGGAAGCCGACAGCCTGCCTGCGCTGCCGGCGGCGCTGTGACCCGAAAGCGTTGGTTGCAGCTGTGACCAAGGCGCCTGCTTTGATCGCCGAGCTGGTCCCAGTCATGGAGCTGCCGGAGGGCCACGACCCTTTGGCCGAGGGCATCCTCATGGCGCATCAGCGCGCCTGGATCGAGGACGCGTCGCCTCTCAAGCTCTGCGCCAAGGGCCGCCGCACCGGCATCACCTATGCGGAGGCGCTGGACGACACGCTGATCGCCGCCCGCAGCAAGAGCGCCGGCGGCGACAACGTCTTCTACATCGGCGACAGCAAGGAGAAGGGCCTGGAGTTCATCCGCTACGTCGCCCATTTCGCCCGCGTGGTGGCGAAGGAGCTGCACGACGAAGAGGAGTTCGTCTTCGAGGACCGGCGCGAGGACGGGACCACGCGCTCGATCGCCGCCTACCGCATCCGCTTTGCCAGCGGCTTCCAGGTCGTCGGCCTCTCCTCCCGTCCCAGCAACATCCGCGGCCTGCAGGGCACCGTCGTCATCGATGAGGCGGCGTTCCATGACGATGTGCAGGCGGTGCTCGATGCTGTTAACGCCCTGCTGATCTGGGGCGGTCGCATCCGCATCATCTCCACCCACAATGGCGAAGACAGCCCGTTCAACCTGCTGATCAAGGATACCCTGGCGGGGCTCTACGACTACAAAATCCACACCATCCCGTTCAGCCTGGCGGTGAAGAACGGCCTCTACGAGCGGGTGTGCCTGATGCGCGGCTGGACGCCATCGGCGAAGGGCAAGGCCGAATGGCTGGGCCGCATCCTGCGCAGCTACGGCCCGCGCGTGGAGGCCCGGGAGGAAGAACTGGAGGCGACGCCTCGCCGCAGCTCCGGCGCCTATCTGCCGCGCGCCCTCGTCGCGGCCGCGCAGATCGAGGGCGTGCCGGTCATCGCCTGGTCGCAGCCCGAAGGCTGGTATCTCGACCCGAACCGGCTGGACGTGGCCCAGGCCTGGTTCACGACCAACCTGGCGCCGGTGCTGCGCCGCCTCGATCCCACCAGGCGCCACGCCTTCGGCCAGGACATGGGCCGCACGGGCGACCTGAGCGTGATGGTCGTGCATGAGGAAAGCGGCGGCGGCCGCTGGGCGGCGAAGCTGCAGGTGGAGCTGCGCAACATCCCGTTCGACGTGCAGGAGCTGCTGCTCGACCTGGTGCTGGGCATGCTGACCCGCTTCCGCGCCAAGCTCGATGCCCGCGGCAACGGCCAGGCGCATGCCGAGCACGCCCAGCAGCTCTTCGGTGAAGCCCGGGTGGAGGCCGTGATGGCCACTGCCGGCTGGTATGCCGAGCACTTCCCCACCTACAAGGCCGCCCTCGAAGACAAGAGCCTGGGCCTACCCGGTGGCGAGGACGTGCTGACCGACCATCGCGCCGCGATCCTGCGCGCTGGCCTGCCCGGGATCTCCGACGCGCACTTCAAGGGCGCGGACGGCACCATGCGGCATGGCGACAGCCTGGTGGCACACCTGCTGGCGCACGCCGCTTCCAAGATCGAGCTGGTGGTGATGACGCACCGCAGCGCAGGGCCGCGCCGCGCCGCGCGCGGCATCCGTGAATTCGTGGGGATGTGATGAGCGACCAACCGCTGAAGCCTCCGGTGAAGATCGGCCGCGTCATCCTGAAGACGCAAGCCGCGTCGCTCCTCAATGACCCGACCCGCGCCATGTTCGGGCGCGAGCTGCTGCCCACGGACGAGGTGCTGGCGCGCCGGGGTGGCCGCCTGGCCCTGACCATCTACGAGGACCTGGAGCGCGACCCCATGGTTGCGGCCTGCCTGCAGAAGCGCCGCCTGGCGCTGGTGTCCCGCGAATGGCGGGTCGAGCCGGGCGAGGACACGCCGGCCGGCAAGGCGGTGGCGGAGCTGGTGGGCGAGACGCTGCGCGGCATCGCCTTCGACCGTGCCGTGGAGGATTTTCTGTCGGCGCTGCTGCTTGGCCTCTCCATCCTGGAGGTGGTGTGGGAGGACCGTGGCGACCGGCTGGTGCCGGCCGCCCTGCTGGCGCGCAATCCGCGGCGCTTCACCTTCCGCCTGGCCGATGATGGCTGGATTGATCTGCGCCTGCTCACGAAAGGCTCCGGCTCGGAGGGTGTGGCGGTGGATGACCGCAAGTTCGTCGTGCATCGGTTCGGTGGCCGCTATGGCGACCCCTGGGGCCTGGGCCTGGGGCATCGGCTGTTCTGGGCGGTCTACTTCAAGCGGCAGGGCATCAGCTTCTGGATGGGCGCGCTGGAGAAGTTCGGCCAGCCCACCGTGGTCGGGAAGTATCCCAACGGCACGACCGAGCCGGACCAGGACAAGCTGCTGCAGGCGGTGACGGCCGTCTCGACCGATGCCGGGGTCACCATCCCCGATGGCATGCTGATCGAGCTGCTGGAGGCCAAGCGCAGCGGCAGCTTCGACAGCTACGAACGCCTGTGCAGCTACTTCGACGCGGAGATCTCCAAGGTCATCCTGGGCGAGACCCTGACGACCAGCACCGCGGCCAACGGAAACCGAGCGCTGGGAGAGGTGCACAACCAGGTGCGCCTGGAAATCACCAAGGCGGATGCGGATGGGCTGTCGGGCACGCTGAACGCCAGCCTGGTGCGCTGGATCGTGGAGCTGAACGCCACGGGCTACGCCGGCGCCATGCCGCGCATGTGGTGGCGGGTGGAGGAGGCCGAGGACCTGAACCGCCGCGCGGATCGGGACAAGGCCATCCTGGCGCTGGGTTACGAGCCGCTGCCGGACTACATCGCCGAGACCTATGGCCAGGGCTGGGTGAAGAAGCAGGCCGCCCCGCTGCCGCCCGGCCTGAACCGCCTGGCCGGCGTGCCGCCCGCCGCCGCCTTCGCCGCGGCCGGCCAGGCGCCGGTGGGCTTCGTGCCGGAGATCCTGCTGGGCGAGCGGCTGAACGCCGCGCTGGCGCCGGTGCTGGACGAATGGCTGGGGCAGATCGAGGCGATGGTCATGAAGGCCACCAGCCTGCAGGAGGTGGCCGAGGGGCTGCTGAAGCTCTACCCGACGATGCGGGCCGAGCAGCTGGCCAGTGCCATGCAGCAGGCCATGCAGGTGGCGCAGCTGGTGGGCCGGGCGGAGCTGGTCGACGGTGTCGGTTGATCGACGCTGGCGGGGCGTGGCCCGCCGCAAATGGCGCGCGCGCAGGGAAGCCCGCTGGCGGCCGTGGCGTGCGCTGCGCCCCCACTATGCCTCCAGGGGGGCTCAGGCGGCCCTAACACCTCCTAAATCAGACCTAACTCGTATCTCCGCGCGCGGGTGGAGGTGAGCCGTGGCGGATGCTGAGACCCTTCTGCCCCCGGTGCCGTTCGATGAGGCCATCGGTGCGCTGCGCCGCCGCCTCGGCACGCTGCTGCCCAGCGACCGGTGGACGGAGACGCTGGGCGAGATCAACAACTGGGGGTTCGCGGTCGCCGGCGCCAAGAAGGAGTCGCTGCTGCGCTCGATCGGCCAGTCGCTGGTGGAGGCGGATACGGCCGGCCGGGACGTGAAATGGTTCCAGCGCCAGTTCGCCGCCATCGTGGCGAAGGAGGGCTGGAGCTTCCGGGGCAGCTACGGCTGGCGCAGCCGCGTCATCTTCGAGACCAACCTCGGCCAGTCGCGCGAGGCCGGGAAATGGGCGCGGGCTGCCGAGGCGGTGCGGGATGGCCGGCAGGTGTGGATGCGCTACGTCGCCACCATGGACGGCCGCACGCGGCCGCAGCATGCGGCGTGGAACAACACCGTGCTGCCACCCGATCACGCCTGGTGGCGCACCCACAGCCCGAAGAATGGCTGGGGCTGCCGGTGCACGGTGCAGCTGCTCAGCCAGGATGGGCTGGACCGGGCCGGCCTGAAGCCCAGCGCCTCGGCGCCCGCGGTGAACTTCGAGCCGCGCACGATCAACACCGAGGGCGGCCAGCGCACCGTCCAGGTGCCAGCAGGCATCGACACCGGCTTCGGGCACAGCCCCGGGCAGCGCTGGGCTGACCAGTTCACGCCACGCCCGATGGAGTCGCCAGATGGCCTGGCGGTCGCGCGAATGCTGGAGGGGACGGCCGGTGGCAATGAGAGCGCGCTGCCGCGCATCATCAGCAGCCGGCCGCCACCGTCTGACCTGCGGCTACCGAACCCCCGTGTTGCGGCGGCGAATCGCATCCTGCCCGATGACCTCACTGCGGAGGCCTATGCCCAGGCCTTTCTGGAGGATTTCGGTGCGACGCTCGATCGGCCCGTCACCATCACGGATGTGGTGGGCAGCACCCTGACCATTGGTCGGGACTTCTTCATCACCGCCGCGGGGACGAACACGGCTGCCAAGCAGGGGCGCGGCCCCTACCTGCTGCTGGCCGCAGATGCCATCCGCCAACCGGATGAAGTCTGGGCTGCGCTCGAGCTGATCGAGATCGATGGTGTGCCCAAGCTTCGGCTGGTGCGCCGCTACATCGCCCGCTTCGAGGCGCCGGACCGAACCCGCTCAGGCTTCGCCGTCTTCGAGAACGCCGGGGATGCGTGGGGCGCGGTGACCGCGTTCGATTTGCGGGCTGAGAAGAGCAGCGCCGGCGGCATGGAAGCGGCACTGCAAAAGCGTCGAACAGGCATCCTGATCTACAAGCGCAGCGGGCAATGAGTGGCATCCCTCAAGGCCGACGCTGGCGTTCTGAAAACCGATGCCGGTCACGCACAGCGCCTTCGCCGCTGAGATCAGTATGCCGTATCCGCGGCCTGGTTCAAGGATGAGCGTGCACCAGCGTGCCATCGGCAGCGGCATGGTCCAGGACCGGCGGGTCACCAGCCGCAAGGATGCCGACTTCTGGCCGACGCCGGCGTGGGCGACCGAGGCGCTGCTGGCGCGGGAGAACCTGCCCGGCCGGGTGTGGGAGCCGGCCTGCGGGGACGGCGCGCTGGCTGTGGTACTCGAAGCCGCTGGCTACGCGGTTGATGCCATGGACCTGCACGATCGTGGGCATGGCCGCGGCGCCGTCGACTTCCTGATGGAGGTGAAGCCACCGCCTGGCTGCCGCTCCATCGTCACTAACCCGCCCTTCAACCTCGGCACCCGCTTCATGGCACACGCGCTGGCGCTGGATCCGGACTTCCTGGCCTTGTTCATGCCCCTCTCCTACCTGGAGGGGCAGGAGCGCGGCGGCATCTACGATGTGCGGCCGCCGTCCCGGGTGTGGGTGTTCCGCCGGCGGGTGACGCTGCTGAAGCCGGGCGTGGGTCACGAGGGGATGCGCGGTGCCAAGGCCTTCGCCTGGTATGTCTGGCAGGGCCACCACCCGCCGGCGCCGGTGGCCTGGATCGCCTGACAAAGAGAGGGCGCCGCCATCTCGGACTCGGCAAAGCCGAGGCCAGCTGGCAGCGCCCGAGTTTGGCAGTTGGGAAAGCACACCGGCCATCGGCCAGGGCGGATATCAGCATGGGACGCGGGGGGAATGACCTCGGACGCGTTCGCTGCGCGAGCCGCGTCTGGGCTGACACCTGTCAGCCTGAGGCGTCTCTCAGGGCATGCGTAGGGTGCACACCACGAAACACCCACGCAACCCTTTCGGGGCCAGATGCCGCAGATCGAAATCTTCCGCGCCGGAACGCACACCGGCATGGACAAGATGCCCCGGACCTTCACCCGCGATGACATCGCGGCGATCGCCGGCGGCTATTCCGTCGCGGCGCACCATGCCCCCGTGGTCGTCGGCCACCCCAACAGCGACGGTCCGGCCTACGCCTGGGTGAAGGGCCTCAGTGCCCGCGACGACGTGCTGGTGGCCGACGTCGACCAGCTCGACCCCGACTTCCAGGCGATGGTCCAGAAGGGCCGGTTCAAATACGTCTCCAGCGCCTTCTTCATGCCGGACGAGGCGCACAACCCCACGCCCGGCCGCTGGGCGCTGCGCCATGTCGGCTTCCTCGGCGCGCAGGCCCCGGCGGTGAAGGGCCTGAAGACCGTCCAGTTCGCCGATGGCGCCGCCTTCGTGGCGTTCATGGCGCCCTGGCAGCAATCCACCGTCGCCCGGCTGCTGCGCGGCCTGCGCGAATACATCATCGGCAAGGATGGCCAGGACGCGGCCGACAAGGTCCTGCCGAGCTGGGACATCGACAACGTGGCCGAGCCGCCGCCCGCGGCCGAGGCGATGCCCGCCTACTCCACCCCACCGAACCCCAAGGAGACGACATTGTCCGAACAGGATGTGGCCGAGGCGGCGCGCCTGCGCGCCGAGGCCGAGAAGCTTGCCCGGGAGCGGGCGGAACTCGATACCCAGCGCGTCGCCTTCGCGCAGGCCGAGACGGCGCGCCGCACGGCGGAGGACGCCACCTTCGTGGATGGCCTGGTCAAGGCCGGGAAGCTGTTGCCGGCCAACAAGGCCGACACCCTGGCGCTGCTGGCCACGCTGCCGACAGCGGCGGCGGCGGGGACCGGCATGGTGGCCTTCTCGACCGGCGAGCGCACGCCCCACCAGGCGCTGCGCGACCTGCTGGATCGCCAGCCCGCCGTGGTGAAGTTCGGCCAGGCCGCGGCCGGCGGCGGCGACGGCGGGGCCGACCTGTCGAGCTCTGCCGACATCGAGCAGCGCGCCGGCGCCTACATCAAGCGCCGCTCCGCGGAAGGCTTCGATACCTCCATCGCCGAGGCCATCGCGGCCGTCACCCAGGGAGCCACGGCATGAACCAGATGCTGACCAAGTCCTTCGTCGCCGGCGGCACCATCGGCGAGAACCGCCTGGTCAAGCCGGGCGGCACCGCCGGCCAGGTCGTGCTGGCCACCGCCGCCTCCGACAAGATCATCGGCGTCTGCCGCCAGCCCGGCGGCGTCGTCACGGGTGACCGGGTGGACGTCGATCTGATCGGCATCACCAACGTTGTGCTGGGCGGCACCGTCGCCGCCGGCGACCCGATCACCTCGGACGCTGCGGGCGCGGGCGTGCTCGCCAATCCGGCGGCGGGCGCGAACGTCAGGGCAGTCGGCTTCGCCTACGAAGCGGGCGTCTCCGGCGACATCAACCGGGTGCTGCTCAGCCAGCACACCATGCAGGGCTGAGGACACACCATGGCAAACACCCCCTTTCCCGTTCAGCCGCGCCTGGTCGCGGCCGCCGGGCTTTTCCGCAACCGCCGCCTGATCGCGGACGAGGTGCTGCCGCGCGTCCAGCCGGTCGGCACCCAGGCCTTCAAGTATCTGCAGCACGCCCTGGCCGATGGCTTCACCATCCCCGATACCCGGGTGGGCCGCGTCAGCCGCCCCGTCCAGGTGCAGTTCACCGCGGCCGAGGTGGCCGGCTCGACCAACGACTATTCGGTCGATGTGCCGGTGCCGAACGCCGATGTGCTGAACGCCTCCGGTCAGATGGACCCGATCGCCGCGGCGGCCACCGATCCGGACATCAAGGCGACGCTGCTGTCGAAGAACATCGTCATGCTGGACCGCGAGGTCCGCGTGGCGAACGCGGTCTTCGCCTTGGCCAGCTACAACGCCGCCAACCGGGTGACCCTGAGCGGCACCGGCCAGTGGAGCGACTACACCAACAGCAACCCGGTGACGGCCATCATGGATGCCATGGATGGCATGATCCAGCGCCCGAACATCGGCGTGATCGGCCGCCTGGCGTTCACCAAGGTGTGCCAGCACCCCAAGGTCGTCGGCTCCATCTTCGCCAATGCCGGCAACACCGGCATCGTGACGGCGGACCAGATCGCCGGGCTGCTGGGGCTGGACAAGCTGCTGGTGGGCGAGGGCTTCGTGAAAACCGCCCGGCCCGGCCAGACGGTCAGCATGGCGCGGGTGTGGGGCAAGCACATGTCGCTGCTCTACATCGACCCGAACGGTGGCCCCTTCGACATGCCCAGCTTTGGCTGGACGGTGTCCTGGGGCGAGCCGATCGCCGGCGAGGTCATGGACCCGAACATGGGCATGCGCGGCGGCAAGAACATCCGCTACGGCGAGAGCGTGGCCGAAGTCATCGCCGCCAACGCGCTCGGCTATTTCTTCCAGAACGCCGTCGCCTGATCGGCGCGACGGCAGCTGCCGTCGTCGCCAGTCCGCGCCGCCGCCTCGGCGTGCGCGTGTTGGCGGGGGCTCGCGGCCCCCGCCGCCCTGCTTTCCAACCCTGACGCGGATCGCCAGCGAACGCGGCAAACACCAGGAGCCACCATGGCCAGCAAGCCCAAGCCCGCCGCCTCGGCGCCGCCCGTCACCATCCGCGTCCTCTCCCCCATCGTCACCGGCGAGGGCCGCTTCGAGATCGGCGAGGAGGTCGAGATGGGCGATGCCCAGGCCGCCGCCCTGATCGAAGCCGGCGCCGCCGAGCTGGTGCCCGCGCCGCCGGCGCCGGCCGCGTAATAACACCATGCCGTATGCCACCCAGGCCGACCTCATCGCGCGCTTCGGAACCGAGGAGCTGGTTCAGCTCACGGACCGGAGCAATGCGGGCGCGATCGACGCGGCCGTGGTGGCAACGGCGCTGGCCGATGCGGACGGCATCATCAATCCCTACCTGGCCGGCCGCTACGCGGTGCCGGTGTCGCCAGTGCCCTCAATGCTGACCCAGGTGGCCTCCGACCTGGCCCGCTTCCGTCTGTGGAAAGATCGCCCGACCGAGCGCGTCCGCACCGCCTACGAAGACGCCATCAAGCTGCTTGAAGCCCTCTCCAAGGGCATGGCGGTGCTGCCCGGCGCGGCGGCCGCAACCGACAGCAGCAACCCCGCCGCGCCCACCGGCCAGGTCCGCATCGCGGCCGACGCCCGGCAGCTGACACGCGCCGGCCTGGCGGACTTCCTGGGATGAGCGGGACCGGTGTCACTATCAGGCTGGATGACCGCGACACCCAGGCGCGCCTGGCCTCGCTGGCCGAGCTGCTCGACGGCCGGAGCCTGGCGCCCACGCTGCGCGAGATCCGCGACGAGCTGCTGAGCATCCGCACCGAGCGCTTCATCACCGGGCGCGGCGTCAACGGCGTGCCATGGCCGGCGAAGAAGCGGGTGGTGAAGGGCCGCGACAAGACGCTCGTCTACAGCGGCCGGCTGCGCGACGGCATGGGCGCGCGGATCGAGGGCAGCACCCTCACCATCGGCAGCGTCCTGCCCTATGCGGCGATCCACGAATTCGGTGGCCAGATCAGGCAGCACGCTTACTCCCGCAACATCCGGTTCACCACGCGGCGGGCAGTGCGGAAGGACGACAGCGTCTACCAGCGCACCCTCTTTGCCCGGAACAACGACCGCGCGAAGAAGGTGACCACCAAGCGGGTCACCTTCGGCGAGCGGGTCATCAACATCCCGGCCCGCCCCTGGCTGGGCATCGGCCGTGAAGACCTGACCGCCATCAACGCGGTGATCGAGCGGCGGATCGCCGCCATCACCGGCGGCGCGCCCGGCGGCGCCGCACCATGATCCAGGCCTTGCAGGACCGCATCCAGGCGCAGCTTCCGCAGCTCCGCCTCGTCTCAGGCACCGCGGGCTTCGCCGCGCTGGAAGAGGCGCCGCCGCGCGAGAAGCTGCCGGCCGCCTATGTCATCCCGCTGGACGACAGTGCCGCGCCGTCCGGCATGGCAACGCAGGTCACGCGCCAGCGGCTGGAACGCCGCATCTCCGTCCTGCTCATGGCCAGCAGCGCGCGCGACCCGCGCGGCGAGGCGGCGGCCGAGGCGCTGGAGCCACTGGTCGCCGCGCTGCGTGCCGCCCTGGTGGGCTGGACGCCGGCGCTGGGCACGCAGCCTTCCACCGGCGCCCGCCTGGTCTCCATCGAGCCGCTCAACCTGGTGCGCGGCGGTCTCCTCTCCATGGCCGATGGCGTCATGGTCTGGGAGGACACCTACGTCGCCCCCGCCACCCTCTCGACCCTGGCTTAGGAGCCCCTGAAGCATGCCTCAGACCCTGGAAATGCCGACCGAAGGCGGCAGCTTCGAGCGCCTGCCGGACGGCACGCTCGTCCGCCTCTCCGAGAAGCTGAAGCCGGCCAAGCCGCTGCTGCATGAGGCGCATGAGGCCGCGCTGGCCGAGATGAGCATCGGCACGCCGGAGCCCGATGCCGAGGCGCCAAGCGCCGCCGATGGCCTGCTGCAGCGGCCGCAGGAAACCCCGGTGGAGAACACCCCGGGTGAAGAGGACGCCGGCTGATGGCACGCATGACGCACCAGGTCGTGCTCTCCAAGCTGGAGACGACCTACAGCACCGATTCCACGCCGCTGGCCGCGACCGCCGCCGACGTCGTGCTGTTTCGCAACTGCAAGTTCTCCGGCATCGAGGCCGACCAGGCTGCCCGGCCGCGGGTGCAGCCCTGGCACGGCAACCGGGGCCGGCCCGGGCTTTTCAAGCGGGCCGAGACGCTGTCGGGCGATGTGCCCTTCTGCGGCAGCGGTGCGGCCGGCACAGCGCCCGCCTGGGATGACCTGCTGCGGATGTGCGGCATGGCGGCCGTCATCACCACCTCCACCAAGGTCGATTACACCCCGATCTCGGTCGGGCAGGAAAGCGGCGCCATGTACTGGCTGATGGATGGCACGCGGCACCGGATGCTCGGCACCCGTGGCACCTTCGGCCTGAACATCATAGCCGGCGACGAGGCCACCTTCGACCTGAGTTTCACGGGTCTCTACACCGACCCCAATGCGCTGGCTCTCCCGGCGGCGACCTATTCGGGCTGGCGTGACGCCCTGGTGCCCCGCGCCACCATCACGACGCTGAGCATCGGCGGGCAGGCCTACCCCATGCGCAGCTTCAAATACACGCACGGCAATCAGATGCTGGTGCGCGACATCCCGGGCAAGGCCGAGGTCCGCATCGTGGACCGTGCGCCCAACCTGGAAGTGGTGATCGAGGCGCCGGATGGCCTGTCGCCCGCCAACTTCTTCAACCTGGCGACCAGCGAGGGCGAGGCATCGGTCGTCTGCACCCATGGCACCGCGGCGGGCGATATCGTGGAGGTGCGCTGCGACCAGGCGCGCTTCCTGCCGGGCATAGGCTACGACCGCGATGGCGACGTGGCGCTGCTGACGCTGCCGATGATGCCGCGGCCCAGCGTCGGCAACGACGAAGTCAAGATCACCGCACGCTGAGGAGCACGCCCGATGTTCACGCTCGCTAAAGAGACCATCTGGACCTGGCCGGTCGTCGTGCGGCTGCCGAAGGATGGCGACATCGAGGAGGGCCGCTTCCGCGCGAAGTTCCGGCTCGCGCCGGACGCGCTGCGGCATGCCATCGGCCAGTCCTACACCGAGCAGGATGTGCAGGAGCGCACGGTGGCCCTGATCGAAGCGGCCCTGATTGAGGTCTACGACCTCGTCGACGAGGCAGGCACGCCGCTGGCGCTGACACCTGAAACCCGCGCCGCCCTGCTGGGGAACAGCTTCATCCTTCGTGGCTTGGCCGAGGCCTACGGCAACAGCCTGCATGGCAAGCCCACGCCGGCCGAGCTGGGAAACTCCGCGCAATCGGGCGCGCCTGGGTAGGCGGCCGCGGCGCCGGCGCGCCCGACGAGGCGGCGCTGGCCGAACAGACGACGGGGCTGGGCCTGCCGCCGGAGGTCCTGGCGCAGATGGTCGCCAGCCTGAAGCGAGCGACGCCGCCGCCCACAGAGGTGATGCCGGCGAATTGGGGAGCGGTGCGGGTGTTTCTGGCGATGGGCACGCAATGGCGTCGGGCGGGGATGACGGGCCTGCCCTGCGGGTTGGATTACGCCGCGCTGCCCGCCGTCTGCGCCGCCGAGGACGAAGTTCTGGATGGCGTGCTGCTGGCCCGGCTCCGCGCCATGGAAGGCGCCGCCCTGGTGCGCATGGATGAAGTGAGGCCGAAGCGATGAGCGGCAGCACCATGAAGGTCGCGCTGGAAATCACCGCCAGCGGCGCGCAGGCGGTGACCCAGATCAACGGGGTGACCCAGGCCCTGCAGCAGACGGGGGCCGCGGCAAATCAGGCCACCCAGAGCACGACGGCCGCCGCGGCGGCCCTGACCCAGGTTGGCCAGGCGGGCGCCACGCTGGCCACGCTGGCCACCGCAGCACCGCGCGCTGCGGCTGGCCTGCGCGACACCGCAACGGCGGCGGCCGCGGCAGGGCGAGAGGTCGGCATCACCTCCAACCAGATGCGGCAATTGGCGCCGCAGCTGAACGACATCGCCACACAGCTCGCGCTCGGCCAAAGCCCGTTCATGATCCTCGCCGCCCAGGGCGGCCAGGTCACGCAGATCTTCGGCGGCGTGCGCAACACCCTCTCGGCGCTGGCCACCTTCCTGGGGCCGGGCGGCATCGCCGGCATCCTCGGCGTGACGGCCGCCGGGTTCCTGGTGACAGCGCTCGAGCGCGACGCGCGTGCCTTGAACGACCTGAGCCAGCGCCTGCGGGCGACCCGGGCGGATGCTGCAAGCCTGGCGCGCGAGGTGGATGAGGCCTCGAAAAACGTCAACCAGACGACCGGCGTGAGCCGAGGTGATGCGCGCGACGCCGGCCGCATTATCGCGGGGCAGCGGGATTTCTCGGGCGACCGCGCCGAGATCGAGAAGCTGATACGGCTTTCTGCCGACCTCGCCCGTGTGATGGGAACTGAGGTGCCCGACGCGGCGGAGAGGTTCGTCGGCACCGCCATCCGAGACCCGGCGGCCGCGGCTCGGACGGCAGCCAGCGGCGGCTTGCTGGGCTTCAACGACCAGTTGCGGCGGCAGATTGACCTGCTGGTGGCCGCGGGCGATCGCGGCACAGCCACGCGCCTGGTACTCGAACAGTTTGGGCGGGCCTCCACCGGCGCGGCTGAGGCACTGACGCCCCTGCAATCGATGGTGCAGAACCTGTCGAACGTCCTGTCCCAAGCGGCCGATGCCATTCAACGCTTGGCGCAGGGTGCAGCAGGCCTTGGCCAGCGGCTGGGTCGCTCCGTCCTCGACACGGCACCGGACGCACCGGAGATCCCGCGCGAGCAGTGGGACTTCGCCCGGCGCCTCTCGACCAGGGAAAGCGGCAACCGCGCTGGCATTATGAACCAGCAGGGCTATGCTGGCCTGTATCAGTTCGGCGCCGCACGCCTTGCGGGCCTTGGCCTGTATCAGCCCGCCGAGGGCGAGAACCTCCGGGCCAATGACTGGATCGGGCGCTTTCAGATCCCGGGCTTCGATGGTGTGCGCAACATCGGCGACTTCCGGGGCAACGAGCGCGCCCAGGACGCGGCTTTCGCCACGCATCTGGCCAGCATCGACCGGGCGATCGACGCGCTGATCCGGGAGCGGCCCGACGTGGCGGGCCTGAGCCGGGATGGTCTTCGGGCGGTGGCCCATCTGGGCGGCGAAGGCGGCATGCGTAGCTTCGTGGCCAGCGGCGCCACGTCCGATCCCGCCGACGCCAATGGCACCCGGCTCTCCGGCTACTATCGCGAATTCGGCGGCCAGGGTGCCGCCATGCCCGGGGCTGCGGTGTCTGCCGGCCGGGTCACCACCCCGGCAACGGCAGCCAACAGGGCGCTGGAAGGCCGCAATCTGCCATCGGATCGTGCACGCGAGATCGATGGTCAGATCACGATGTATGAGGGCGCGCTGAACTTCGTCGGCCGGGACAGCCAGTCGACGGAGGCCCAGAGATATCGGGAGGAGCTGGTCAAGCTCCGGGCGGAGCTGGAAGGCCTTCAGCCGGCCCTGAGCCGCGCCAATCGCGCACTCGGTGACCAGTTCGAAGCGTCACGCAGCGCCGCGGGGGCGGCCCGTGACCTGACCCAGGCGGAGATCGCAGCGCGCAATGAGGCGCGCGGCGGTGGCCTGAGCCCCGAGCAGACGGATGAAATGGTTCGCCTGCGCCGGCGAGGCGCCGAGGACCTGCAGGACCGAGCTTTCAACGATGACGTGGCCCGGCGGGAGCGCGACCTGGCCACGCAGCGCGAGGGCCTCGGCGTGCTCGGGCAGGGCACCACGGCCGTAGAGCGGAACCGCATCGCCCAGGAGGCGCGCACCCTGGCGCTCGCCACGGCCGAGGCGGGCACCGAGCGATACAACCGGCAGGTGGAGCGGCTCACCCAACTGCTGACCCAGCAGGCCGCCATACCCCGGGTCGCCACCGTGCTGACCGACCAGGCGCGCGAGCGTGAAGACCTGGTCCTGGCCAATGACCTGATCGGCGCCAGCGCCGGGGACCGCGCGGCGCGTCTCGCGCGGCAACGCACGTCCCGCCAGCTCGGCGCCGCGGCCGACACGCCCGATGGCCAGCGCGCCCTGGACAGCGCCGACTCCCTGGCACGCAACCGCATCGAGCTGGAGCGGAGCCAGGCGACCTACAATGAACTGGGCCGGATCGGCGAACAGGCCTTCGACCGGATCGGCCAGGCCGTTACCAGCGGGACCCTGAACCTGAAGACCCTGGGCGACGCCGGGAGGGCGGTGGCGAGCGAGCTGACCCAGGCATTCCTGCGACTGGCCATCATCAACCCGTTCAAGAACGCCCTCCTGGGCGGCAACAGCCCGACGATCAGCGACGTGGGTGGCGGCCTCTTCAGCCGGCTTCTCGGTGGCGTCTTTGGCGGCGCCGGCGGCGGCGTCAGCTCTACCGCCGGATCGCTCGCCGGTAGCTCCTTCACCAGCGCCGGGGTGCCAATTCTCCACACCGGCGGCATCGTAGGTCACGACAGCCTGCCCATGCGCGCCGTCAACGACAACATCTTCGCCAACGCCCGCCGCTACCACACCGGCGGGATGATCGGCGCCGACGAGGTCCCGGCCATCCTCCAGCGCGGCGAGGGCGTCTTCACAGCCGAGCAGATGGCTCGCCTTGGCCCCGCCGGCGGGCAAGCGATGACCATCAACATGCCGATCCAGTTCAGCGGCGACTCCGGCAGCGACGCGGACCGTGCCGGCCTGCTCGCGTTGGTCGACCAGCGGGTGCGCCAGGGTGTGGCATCCATGATGCCGGACATCGCCCGCACCAGCCACCAGTTCACCCTCAGCGAGGTGAGCCGCGGCGGCACAGCCGCGCGCGCCCTGGGTCGCCGCTAATGCCCGCCATCCCGTTCTGGCCCGGCACCATCAGGCCCGCCAGCTACACCTTCGATCTGGCCTACAACACGCAGTCCGGCGGGGTCAGTCCGTTCGACAAGACGGAGCAGACGCTGGAGATGCCCGGCGGCCGTTGGGTGTCGCGGCTGGAGTTCCAGGACCTGGACATCATCGAGGGGCGCAGCCTGAGCGCCTTCCTCAACCTGCTGCGCGGTCGCGCCGGGCGCTTTCAGTGGGGGCCGCCGTCCTGGCCCATGCGCGGTAGCGCGCCGATCTACGGGGGCGCGGCCGTCATCAACGGTGCTGCGCAGACGGGCGACTTGATCCAGCTTCGAGGCTTCACCGCCAACCGACCCGACCTGTTCTTCCCCGGTGACCTGCTGGCCTGGTTGGACCCCAGGGGCAGGCCGCAACTGCACCAGGTCATCGCGAATGGTTCGGTTCCTGACTACAGCATCGCTTCTTCAGGCTCGGATGGCGCGGGCCTCTGTTCGGTCCGTGTCGCGCCGCCCATCCGCCGCAGCCCGAATGACGGCGCCACGCTGAACCTCAACGCGCCGATCGGCGTCTTCAAGCTGGCGAGCGACCAGCCCAGCACCGCCTTCGCGGGCGGCATGTTCGGCAGCGGCTCCGTCAACATCGAGGAGGCGCTGTTTTGAGCCGCAACCTCACCAGCGCCGTCGACAGCGCCATCCAGCAGGAGCGGGTGATGCGCACCTGCGCCGTCGAGCTGCTGTTCGCGGATGGCTCGGCGCTGCGGGCATGCGGTGCGCCCGTGGACCTGGCCTTCGGCGGCCTGACCTTCTTCGGCGTGGGCGCGCTCGGCGGCGTCAGCCAGGTGCAGGAGAGCACGGAACTCCGGAGCTATGGCCTGACCCTGACACTGGCCGGGGTGCCGCGCGATGCCGTGTCGCTGGCGATGGGCGTGCACTACCAGGGCCGCCCCGGCACCGTCTGGGAGGTCGTGCTGGACGCCACCACCCACCAGCCGCTGGCCAACCCCATCGTCGTGTTCCGGGGCCGGATGGACCAGATGATCGTCAAGATGGCCGAGACCGCGACCATCGGTGTCACCATGACCAACCGCCTGGCCGACTGGGATCGGCCCCGCCTGCGGCGCTACACGGATGAGGATCAGCGGCGCAGCTTCCCGGGTGATGACGGCTTTCGCTTCGTCTCGGCCACGGCCGAGAAGGAGATCGTCTGGCCATCGAAGGGCTTCACCGGCAAGAGCGGCCCGAGTTCGGGTGGCGGCAGTCTGGGCGACACCATCCGGGCGCTGGGCGGATGAGGGCCGCGTCGGCGCTGCGCCGCACGCAGGACTGGCCTGAGCTGCTGGCCGCCCTGATCGAGGCCAGGCGCGAGGCACCCTTCGCCTGGGGCGAGCAGGATTGCTGCACGTTGGCGGCGGATGCCGTGCTGGCTTTCACCGGCGTGGACCCGATGGCGGCGCTCAGGGGCAGCTACGCCAGCGAGGCGGAGGCCGAGGCCATCCTCGCCGGCCAAGGCGGCCTGGCCGAGCTGGCGGCGCGGCAGGCCGCGGCCGTGGGGCTGGGCGACTGCCACCCTGCCTTTGCCCAACGCGGCGACGTGGCGCTGGTCGAGCACGGCAACACCCTGGCCATGGGCGTGGTGGTTGGCGCCGCGGTCGCGGTGCCGGGCCCGGACGGCCTGCTCTTCCTGCCGCCGGCGGCCATCCAGCGCGCCTGGAGCGTGTAGGGCATGCCTGCCGTCATCCCGCTGGCCATAGGCTTGGCTGCCACCTTCGGGGCGACAGCGCTCGGCGTCACCGGCGTTGTCCTGGGTATCTCATACGCCGCGATCATCGGCACCGTGGTCTCCATCGGCGCCAGTGCGCTGATGGGCGCCCTGACCAAGCCCAAGGCCTCGCGGCCCACCACGGTCGGCCAGCAGGAGGACCGCAAGCAGCTCATTCGCGGGCCCGTGGAGGCACGCCAGTTCATCTACGGCTACTGCCGCGTCTCCGGCGCCATCGTCTATGCCGCCAGCTCGGGGGACAACCTCCGCTACCTGCACCTGGTCGTCGTCCTGGCGGGCCACCGCTGC